CAATTGAGATTTTGGAGAAAAGAAATGGCTGAGGAAGCGATCGCATTTAATAAGCAAGAATTGCGATCTGTTTTGTCAGCTTTCAAGGCAATGGATGAGGAAGCTGTAAAAGAAGCCAAAAGCGTGAGCAATGGTTTGGCCACTTATTTGCAATCCAAAATCATTGGTGCAGCTAGTAACCGACCAAATCAAGCTGCATCAAGAATTGCTCAAGGATCGCGCGTAAGCAAATCCTCAAAGATTGGTGAGCTGTCATTTGGTTTTGTTTCCCAAAAGTTTTCCGGTGGAGGTACAACTCAACAGCTTTGGGGCGGTTATGAATTTGGTTCCAACAAATACAAGCAATTTCCCGTCTGGTCAGGCCGTGAAGGCCGTGGATCACGCGGCTGGTTTATCTATCCAACATTAAGAGCTGAACAGCCTCATTTGATTGGTCAATGGCTTAACGCTTTTGACCGCATTTTGAAGGAGTGGTGACATGGCCGGACAATCCAGAACCTTAAAGCTGGCCTTGCTGGCCGATGTTGCAAATTTCACCAAAGACATCAACAAAGCCGGTGATTCAACAAAAGACCTTGGCGATAAATCTAGCGAATTTGGCAAAAAAGCCGCGTTGGCATTTGCCGCAGCTGGAGCAGCAATTGGTGCTTTTGCGGTTGCATCTGTCAAGGCTGCCGCTGAGGATGAAGCCGGGCAAAAAAAGCTTGAGGAAACGATCCGAAACACCACCAATGCGACAGCTGAACAAATTGCCGGGATCGATAAGTATGTCACGGCACAAAGTATTGCAACCGCGACAACCGATGACATTATCCGTCCGGCCTTGTCTCGCCTATTGCGCTCAACAGGAGATTTGACCAAAGCTCAAGAATTGCTGACATTGAGCCAAGAAATTGCAGCGGCCACGGGCAAGCCGTTGGAAGCTGTAACAAATGCCGTTGCCAAAAGTTTTGAAGGATCCAACACGGCACTCACCAAATTGGGCGTTGGCATAGATAAAACAACGCTTGCCACATTGACATTTGATGAAACACAGAAATTACTGAATAAGACATTTGATGGATTTATCGAAAATCAATCGACAACGGCCCAATTCAAATTTGAGCAATTAAGCATCGCCATTGGAGAAACCAAAGAGCAAGTGGGCGCAGCTTTGCTCCCAGCTGTAACGGCTTTGACTAATTACATTTTAGAAAATGTTGTGCCTGTTGTCCAAAGTTTTGTTGATGGCTTAACTGGTCAGGATGGCTTAACTGATGGGTTGAGCAAATCACAAAAATCGGCCGTTGATTGGGGCAAAAAAGTACGAACTGTCATTGACACAGTTATCGAATACAAAGATGTCTTGATTGTTACGGCCGGTGTTATCGGTGGCATTTTCCTTGTATCAAAAATTGCGGCAGGCATTGCGGCCACAATTGCAGCAATCAAAACTTTAATTGTTGCGTATAACCTTTTGAAATCATCGGCCATTGTTGCAGGTGTTGCACAAGCTTTTGCACTCAATCCATTGTTGGGTGTTGGAGCCGTGGCATTGGCTGCCGGTGTTTTAGCCGGAGCAAATGCTTTGGCCAGATCGAGTGATAGTGATGTGCCAGCACCATCAACCGGATCAATTCCATTTGCTGAAGGATTTGCGCCACCGAGCGGCTCGGTAATACCACCCGGAGCGACTGGCCCGGTGGTGGTAGTCCCGTCAGGCGGTGGGGTTTCCACAGTAGTGACAAACGCTGCAATTGTTACCAAAAAGGCTGAGCAGGTTGTAACAGACATTGCCGGTGCTTTTGATGACTTTACAAGCGGCACAACTACTTTAGCCGGGGTCAATGCTGCATCAAATCGAGGTTTTCCGTTTGGCACATCGGGTGTAAATACAAACACGCTTGCTGGGGTCATGGCAGCTTCAAATCAACCAAAAATTGAGATCAATGTCAATGCACCATCGATGATTGATGAGGAAGGTTTCAAGCGAGCTGCTACCGATGCTTTTAACAATTCCTATTATCGCGGCACAGGTGGTGCTGGCAATTTGGTTTCCGTATGAGCATTTTCAATCCTGTTTGGCGTGTTCGGGTTGGCGGAATTGAATACACAAATTATGTGCTGGCCAATCTAAGCATCACATCCGGTCGGACAAACATTTATGAGCAAGCAAATGCCGGGTATGTGAATCTCCAGCTGATCAATCTGGATCAATCGATCATTGACATTGAAATCAATGATGCAATTACTGTTGAGCTTAAAGATTCGACAGATACATTTGTGCCAATCTTTGGCGGCACAGTCGTGGAATTTGACATTGGCATCGCTGCATCGGGCGTTGTAGGCATTAATCAATCGGTTTCAATTTTAGGCTTAGGAGCTTTGGCAAGATTGCCAAAGGTTTTGACCGATGGCGTTTTGGTCAAAGATCATGATGGAGACCAGATTTTCAGCATTTTGTCAGATTTGTTGCTCAACACATGGAATGAAGTGCCGGCAGCTTTACAATGGAATACATACGAGCCAACGACCACATGGGCCAATGCCGAGAATCTAGGTTTAGGCGAAATTGACCGGCCGGGTGAGTACGAGTTAGCAAAGCGAAACGCAGACACCATCGATGTTTATTCATTGGTTTCAGCTCTTGCCACATCTGGATTGGGCTACATCTACGAAAACGCACAAGGCCAAATTTCCTATGCCTCAGCTTTGCACCGATCAATCTACCTGGCTACAAATGGCTACACCGATGTTTCAGCTGCACAAGCCAACGCCAATTCACTATCGATTCAAACGCGATCTGGTGACATTCGCAACGAAATTACATTGCAATACAAAGAGAATTCCACATTAGAAGTTACAGATAGCGACCCAGACTCTATTTTGGCGTATGGCAATTTAGCCCAGATCATTACCACCACAATTCAAAATCAAGCAGATGCCGAGGATCAAGCCGCGTTTTACCTGGGTTTAAGGTCTTACCCACAGCCCAATTTTAGACAAATCACTTTTGAGCTAACAAACTCGGAAATCGATGATGTTGATCGCGATGCCTTAATTGGGATTTTCATGGGCTTGCCATTACGAATTGCAGATTTACCACTCAACATGGCCGCTGGCACATACCTTGGCTTTGTTGAAGGTTGGACATGGCGTGCCGCTTACAACAGCGTATCGGTCACGGCTATTCTTTCTCCATTGGCATTTTCATTGCAAGCCATGCAATGGCAAGATGTCCCATTGGCAGAAGCATGGAACACAGTTAGCGGCAGCCTAGATTGGGCCACCGCGTTAGTCGTAGCGTAAGGAGAAACTAGTGAGCAACCCGACAAATCCATTTTCGTGGCAAATGCCGACAGCGACCGATTTGGTCACGGATTTGCCAGCGGATTTTGAAGTATTTGGACAAGCTGTGGCCACATCGATGGCCGATTTATTAGGTGGTACATCAGGTCAAATTTTGGCAAAGAATTCAAACACCGACATGGATTTTGTTTGGATCGCCAATGATCAAGGTGACATCACCGGCATCACAGCATCATCACCGCTTACCGGTGGAGGCACATCCGGTGCTATAACTGTTGGAATTCAAGACGGCACAACAGCTCAAAAAGGTGCTGTGCAATTGGAGAATTCAACATCGAGCACATCGACCACAACGGCAGCCGTACCAGCATCGGTCAAATCAGCTTATGACTTAGCAAATGGCGCAATTCCAAAATCTTTGATTGATGCAGCCGGTGATTTAATTGTGGGAACCGCAGCCGACACAGCTGGACGACTGGGAATTGGCACAGCCGGTCAGGTTTTGAAAGTCAATTCCGGTGCAACCGCTTTGGAATGGGCAACTGATGCAGCTGGTATGACTAACCCAATGACAACAACAGGTGACACAATCTATTCATCGAGCGGTTCAACACCGGCACGATTAGGAATTGGCACAACTGGTCAGGTTTTAACTGTTGCCGGTGGAATTCCATCATGGGCAACACCGGGCGGTTCATTGGCTAATTATGCGCAAATCGGAAGCACCACAAACCTGTCAGGATCATCTGTAACATTTAGCAGTATTTCAGGCAAAGATTCGTTGTTCATTTACATTAACAATGCAAAATCAAGTTCAAGTGCAAACATCAATGTTTATTTCAATGGATTTGGTCCCGCGGATTACACTTATTCAGGAGTCCAAAGATCAGGAACATCGGCCTGTGAGTTTGGCGGCTCAACGGGTGATGATGAATTTACTCTTGGCGGAAGCGGTGGCACCAATAGTTTGAGAGGATTCTTGACTCTTTTTGGTGCTGGATCGACTGGTATCAAGCCAGTAACTTTCACGGGTTCAATTTCTTCCGGATCGAATAACCTTTCCCAAAGTGCTGATGGTTTTTATTTTGGAGCATCAGCAATCACATCTGTCACGATTGCATGCTCAGCTGGATCATTCAATAGTGGCACAGTCGCACTTTATGGAGCATAAAAATGACAAACAAATACTTTGAAAAAATCGTCAATGTTGAAACCGGTGATGAAACGATCCGGCCTTATACAGAGGACGAAATTGCCAAAATGGAAGCGGCCGAAGCTGAAAATGAGGCAAAAGCAGCTGCCGACAAGGCGAGAGAATTAGAAAAGGCCGCATTGCTGACAAAGTTAGGAATTACCGATCAAGAAGCAAAATTGTTGCTCGGATGAGTAATTTTCCACAAGGCACATTGCCGCGTTTGATTGAGGTTGCATTAGCTGAGGTTGGTACAGCCGAAACTGGCAACAATGAGACAAAGTATGGCAAACACATGAAGGCAGACAAGCTGCCGTGGTG